CATCATGCCGGCGACCATCGAGACGCTGGACCAGATGCTCGTTGCGTTCAACGCCGCCAGCCGCGGCGCCATCGTGCTGTCCCCGGACGGCTTCACCGGCGACTTCCTCCAAGAGTCGTTCTTCCAGACCCTGGCCGCAGCCCAGCGCCGCGTCGATCGCTATGCAGCCAACGGCGCTGCTCCGATCACCGACCTGACCGAGCTGAAAAACACCTCGGTGAAGGTGGCCGGCGGCTTCGGCCCGGTCCGCTACGAGCCGTCGCAGATGACCTGGCTGGAGCGCCCGACCGCCCAGGGCGTCGAGGTGGCTTCCCGGGCGTTCGCTGAGATCCTGCTGAAGGACCAGCTGAACACCGCAATCGCCGCGCTGGTTGCAGCGATCACTGCCCAGGCCGCCGCCGTCAATGATGTCTCGGCAACCGCCGGCATCACTCAGGTCGGTCTGAACAACGCCCACGCCAAGTTCGGTGACGCCAGCCAGAACCTGGTAACCCAGGTGATGCAAGGCACCACCTACCACAAGCTGATCGGCCAGGCCCTGACCAACTCCGAGCAGCTGTTCCAGGCCGGTAACGTCCGCGTTGTCGACATCCTCGGCAAGGTCTCGGTGGTAACCGATGCCCCGGCGCTGATGCAGGCGGGCACCCCGAACAAGGAAATCATCCTGTCCCTGGTTCAGGGGGCCGCACTGGTGCACGACGGCCGCAACATGGTCAGCAACGTGTCGACCACCAACGGCAAGGAGCGCATCGAGACCACCCTGCAGGTGGACTACGACTTCGGCCTGGGCCTCAAGGGCTACACCTGGGATCAAACCAACGGCGGCAAATCCCCGACCGATGCCGAGATCGCCACCGGCACCAACTGGGACAAGACCGCCACCAGCATCAAGCACACCGCCGGTGTTGCTCTGATCGGTGACGCTTCCAAGTAACCCTGATGGCGGGCTGGGCCTATGGCCTGGCCTGCTGAGGATATGCGCATGAGCAGAAACAACATCTGGTATCTGGCTGGGCCGTTCCACCAGTACCAGGAAAACGTCAAGGAACTCGCCCGGGAACATGGGCTGGTCATTGTCGACGCCAACGTGGCGGAGGGTCGCAAAGGCGCTGCCAAGGACGTTCCCGATGTAACCATTCGCCCCGAGCTGCAGGCCTTGGCGGTGGTCGTCGAGGCCGGCAGTTTGAGCCAGGACGTTGTCGATCGCTTGACTGCTGAGCTCGGCTCCATCGGCGTGATCGTCGAGTCGTTCGCGGTCCAGAGCCTCGAGCGCCCCTCGGGTGACCTGGGCGAAACCGCGTCGCGCCTGTTCGAGGTGCTGGAGGCGGTGAATGCCGGCGTTTCCAGCCTCAAGCGCGAGCGCGACGGCGAAGTGGAGAAGGTCGTAGGCCTGGAGCAAGAGAAGGCAGACCTGCTGAAGCAGAATGCCGAACTGCTCAAGCAAATCGAATCCCTCAAGGCAGCAAACGCTGACCCCGAGGTCGAGGCGCTGAAGGCCAAGCTCGACGCTGCGAACGTCTCCTACCGCTCCAACGCCTCGAAAGAGTCGCTGCAGAAGCAGGTAGCAGAACTCGGCCAGCAGTAATCCAGGGGCCTTGGCCCCACTCATTTAAGCGGAGGCCTGATGGCTACCTACATCACTGTGGCCGACGTAGACGCCATCCTTGGGCCTGACTGGGCGGCTCAAGAGCTGAAGGACGAGGCGGTTTTCGAGGCGAATGCCTATCTGACTGCGCTCAACCTGGTCGGCATCGACATGGACAACATCCCTGACGATGTGAAGCAGGCAGGCGCCAGGCTGGCCAAATGCGCCTCGCAAGGCAAGCTGTACCAGCAGCAGACCGAGGGCTCGCTCGAGGCGAAGACCGTCAAGGCCGGATCGGTATCCACCAGCAAGACCTTCGGCTCGATCGACAAGACCAGCACAGTCGCCCAGCCTGCCTGCGTGCAGCTGGCACTGGCCCTGCTGACGCCCTGGCGCAGCAATCCGTTCGCCTTTGCTGTGAAAAGGGGATAGCCATGGGGCTCCGGGACGATATCCAGGCAGACCTTGCCGAGGCCTTCGACGAAGATCTTGCTGATGCTGTGTCAGCGTTCACTGGCAGTTACATGGGGCCTGGTGTCTGGGATCCAGTCAGCGAGACCACCACGGCCCAGCCCGTTACCTACACCGGGCGCGGGGTGCTCGACAGTTACGACAGCCGGCGCATCGACGGTCTGAACATCCTGGTGGGCGATGTGCTGCTGATAGCACTGGCCAACGAGGTCGGCGACAAGCCCGCAGTTGGCCACCAGATCACGGCTACAGACCTGATCACCGGCCAGCCCGTGACGTACCGCATCGTCAGCCCAGGCATCGATCCAGCCAAGGCGCACTACGAAATCCAGCTGAGGAAGTGACCATGGCCAAGAACAGAGGCTGGAGCACGCCGCCCAGCATGTTCACCGGGGTGGTTGAAGAGCAATTGAGCCAGCGCGTTAGGGTTATCGCCATGGCCATGCTCAACGAGATCGTTCTGCGGTCGCCGGTTGATACCGGGCGCTTCCGTGGTAACAACATCGTCAGCGTCGGGGCGCCGGTGTACACCAGCACCGTGAACGTCGATCCAACGGGCGCCGAAACCATCCAGGCTGGTGCTCGAGCAGTCACCGGCCTTGAGCCATACACCCAGGTCTTCATACAGAACAATTTGCCGTATGCAGGTCCGCTTGAGGATGGCCATTCCAAACAGGCGCCGGCCGGCATCTACGCGGTGTCGTTCAATGGCGTTGCCGAGGCCTACAGGACATGACCTTCGAACAAATCTGGGCCATCGTCACCGGCCGCATGGCGCAGTGGGCGGGCATTCCCGCTGATGCTGTGGACTACCCGAACAACCCCAAGGGGCCGTTCAGCCCGGCCGGCAAGCCCATCTGGGCCAGGCTGGCGGACGTACCAGGCCTTTCCAGCACGCCAGAGGTCGGTATCGGCCCATGCGTGCGCCAGACCGGAATCGTCGTCATCCAACTGTTCGTGCCCAGCTACAGTGGCACCCTGGCCATCACCAGGGCCGTAGACACGCTGGTCGCCCAGTTCCAGTACTACAGCGCGCCAGAAGGGCCGTTCGACTTCTTCGAGGCGTCCCCGCAGGGCGTCGGCGATGACGGGCACGGCTGGTACCAGGTCAACGTTCGCGTTCCATACCGGGCCTATTGAGCCCGCCACTTGCACCGCCACATGGCGGTTTTTTTACGCCTATCGATAGGAGAAACCGCATGTCGAGCGGAGCCAAGGTCCAGCTGGCCTGGATCAAAGAAGTAACCCCCGGCGTGACCCCGGCCGGCGACTGGAACGTGCTGACGCGAATCAGCAACGGCCTGATGCCGACCTTCAACTCGGAAGAGAACAACGAAATCGGCTTCACCCGAATGTCGCAGGGCACCGCCCAGACCACCGTGGACGTTGGTGGCGACATCGAGACCAAGTGGCGCTTCGGTGCGCTGGACGAGTTCATGGCCTCCTGCTTCGGCAAGGCCTGGGCCAGCAACCAGCTCACCATGGGAGACGACCGTATCACCTTCTCGATCGCCTCCTACGCGACCGACATCGGTGTGTCGGCCATCGCCCGCGGCGTGCAAGTCGCCACCATGAACTTCGATTTCCCGGGCGACAACGAGGTCACGGTCACCACGACCATGGCCGCGCGCGCCTGGGATGACAAGGGCGACAACACCTCGTTCATCATCAACGCCCAGCCCGAGACCAGCCAGCGTCGCTTCAGCTTCAAGGACATCAGCGGACTGAAGATCAACGGCGTCCAGGTGGGCGAGGACAACGCCTGTGTCGACAGCTTCAACCTGCAGTTCGACAACGCCGTCCAGACCCAGCGCTGCATCGGCAACGGCAATCCGTATCCGGGCAACATCATTGCCACCACGTTCACCCCGTCCGGCGCGATCACCATCAGCTGGTCGAAGATGGCCTACGAGCTGTGGAAAGCTCAGAAGACCAACGACGCGATCAGCCTGGAATTCACCATTGGCAATGCCGACGGCGGCTACCAGTTCCTGATCCCAGAGATGGAGATCACCGCTGATTGGCCGGATGGCGGCTCGACCGACATCATTCAGGTCGAACTGAACTACACCGCTCGCCGCGTGGCGCCGACAATCACCCGCCTGCCGGCGCCGATCGTTGTGGCTGCCGTGGATGTCACCCCGGCCACCCTGAGTGTGGCCGTGGGCGAAACCGGTGATCTGGAAGCGGTGGTCACCCCTGCCGGTGCCAGCCAGCAGGTCACCTGGACCAGTTCCGCCCCGGCCATCGCCAGCGTGAGCGAGACCGGCCTTGTCACCGGCCTGGCCGTGGGCAGCGCCACCATCACCGCGACCAGCGCTGCAGACGGCACCAAGACCGACACCTGCGCTGTCACCGTCACCGCTTAACCCTTTGCCCGGCGCGCCCTGCGGTGTGCGTCGGGCCTTTTACCGCAGAGGAATACCATGGGCATCACCATTGCAAAGAAGCCTGAGTTGGACATCAGCGGCGAGCGCTGGGTGCACTTCAAGGTTGGCCATGACGGCCTGGCCGTGAAATGCGACAAGGGGCCGGACACTGCCTCGATTCTGGTCGCATCCATCGCCAACCCGATCTACAAGTCGCACCAGGCCGTGATCCGTCGACACCTGGCCGCGCTGAACCAGCAGGCCGGCGTGGGCACTGCTGGCTTCACCGTCGACTCCATCCCAGATGTCGAACTCGAAACCGACGACGACCTGTTCATCGACCTGGCCGCCAAGCACCTGATCAAGGATTGGCAGGGTATCGATGTCGAAGAGCGCCCTGGCGAGCCAGCCAAGTACACCCCGCAGCTGTGCAAGGCACTGATCGAGCAGCTGCCCAGCATCTACTTCCTGGCCCTGCGAACCGCCCTGGACATCGCCAAGCGCATCGAGGAGCAGGCCCAGGCCACCGCGGAAAAGCAGTAGCGGCATATCACTGGGGTAGGGACTGGGCCGGGCCGGAGAACGAGAAGAAGCGCTGGAAGCATGAGCGCCTCGGGCTGAAGGCCCAAGAGCCGCCAGAGATCGACGATGTGGTAGCCGAGATCCTTGAGGCCTACGGTCACATAGGCCGATCTCGGCAGTACGTCGGCATGGTCGGTGCCCCGGCCCCGATTTCGCCGGCAGCCATTGCCGAATACCTCGACCGCTACCCCTCGGTGATATGCCGCGAAGAGTTCGATGCCGCCATCTTCGCCCTGGACGACGAGTTCCGCCGGAGGTGGGATGAACAACAGGAAGAGGCTCGGGCCGAATCCGAAGGAAAGGGCAGGCGTAAGACGCGTTGATAGGCGCAGGGCTGTGCTAAATTCTGGCCATCTCTTGGAGGAAGCCATGAATCGACTGCTGCTAATTGCCGCCATTGCCTTGATGCCGGCCGGCGCCATCTTTGCGAAAGCGCCTGACCAGTGCCAGAAAATATCGGACCTTGCGGCTGAGGCGATGAAAGCTAGGCAGGATGGCGACCTGCTGAAGGACGCCATTAACTCGGTGGGAGATGGCAGCAAGTTCTCGGAGGCCATGGTTATGAGGGCCTACCAGGTTCGGGTGTTCGGTGACTCCAAGGAGCGGGCCACCGCCATCTCCGAATTCCAGAACGCTGCCTACCGAGAGTGCTACGACGCTCACAACTGAACAACGAAACGACAAAGAACCCGCCTCGAGCGGGTTTTTTATGCCCGGAGAATGACATGGCGCAGGAATCCCGCCTTTCGATAACAATCGACTCCAGGCCTGCTAAGAAAAACGCGGACGACCTGAGCGATTCGCTGGAGAAGGTTGAGCAGAGCGGTGAAGGCGCGGCCGCTTCTGCCGAAAATCTCAGCAGGGTCACGGTCACTCTCGGATCGAACATGGGGAAGATGGCCTCGGCTGCTGTCACAGCCCTGGGCCGTGTAGAAAAGTCCACTGCGTCGACCGATCGGCAGATGAGCGCTCTGGTGTCCAAATCGGACGCCCTTGAGGCCGCCATGCTGTCGGTTGGGGTTGGTGTTACCAAGCTGGATTCCAGCCTGGCACAGTCAAATGCCCTGCTTTCGCAGATGTCTGCCGGGATCGGACAGCTATCAAGTGGCTTCACTGTTTTCTCCAGTACCCAAAGCCAGGTCAATGCTCAGCTGATCCGCGTTGCAGCCGCACTCGAGCAGGTTGCCAGTGGTGCACGCCAAGCCGATGCAGGCATGCAATCGGTGTCCAGCAGTGCACGGGAGGCTGATTCTTCGATCGAGCAGCAGCGCCAGGAGCTGGCTCGCCTTATCGGGCAAATCAATCCAACGGTGGCAGCGCTTGACCGGTTGGATTCGATGCAGGAGAAGCTGGCCAAGTTCAAAAAGGCCGGAATCGTCGATAGCGACACGTTCGTCGAATACACGCAGCGCATCAACACGATGCGCGATGCCTTGGGCGACACTGCCGAAGGCATGAATAGGGCGGGCATGTCGGCCAAGGCCTACCAGGCAGCGCTGCGCGGAGTCCCGGCACAGTTCACCGATATCGCAGTGAGCCTCCAGAGTGGTCAGGCTCCGCTGACTGTGCTTCTGCAACAGGGCGGCCAGCTCAAGGACATGTTCGGCGGCATCGGCCCTGCAGTGCAGGCGCTCGGCGGGTACATCCTGGGTTTGGTAAACCCATTCACTGTTGCGGCAGCCGCCGCTGGTGCGCTGGCCCTGGCCTACTACAAAGGGTCCGAGCAATCCGATGCCCTGCGCGACAGCCTGATCCTGACCGGAAACTTCTCGAAAGCCTCCGAGGCCCAGTTGATCGGCCTGGCCGAGTCTGCGGACAAGGTGACAGGTACGTTTGGGCAGGCGGCCGGCGCACTCGCGCAACTGACCGCCGCGAGCGCGAACACGACCGGTAACCTGAAGCTGATCACCACTACCGCCGTCGAGATGCAGCGCGTCACCGGAAAGGCAGTTGAGGACACGGTTGCCGAGTTCATCAAGCTCGGCAAGGACCCTGTGGCTGGCATCGTCGAGCTAGACGAGAAATACCGGTTCTTGACCGCGTCGGTGTATGCCCAGATCAAAGCCCTGTCGGATCAAGGCAACGCTGTGGCGGCCGCCGATCTGGCGGAACGCACCTACGCTGAAGCGATGGGGCAGCGTACCTCCAAGATCCGCGAGAACTTGGGCCTGATTGAGCGCGGATGGCTCAACATCAAGGATGCCACCAATGAGGTGCTCGACGCCTTTGCCAGCATCGGGCGAAAGAGCGTCGAGAGCGAAGGCAAGGCAATCACTCAGCTGCAGCAGAAGATTGCCTACCTGCAGAGCACGCTGGACACCGCCTACGAGGACAACGACGCCCGGGACCGGATCGCAAGCCTTCAGGCTGAGCTGAAGCAGCGCCAGGACATCCAGAAGACCAATGCGGCAACCCTGGAAGAGGAAGAGAAGCGGCGCCGCATTCAGGAGGAGGGGCGAAAGGGTCTGGATGCGCTCGACACCACCTACAAAAGCTCGCTCACGCAGACCCAGCGCCTGAACAAGGAGCTGACCGATCTCGACAAGGCCCGGGCCAAGGCGGTAGCTGCTGGGGTGTTCACCGCTGCAGAGGAAGCGAAATACGCCCAGTCGCGCAAGAACATCGAGAAGGAAATCGCCGACATCAAGGAGCGTGAGGCGAAGAAGAATGCTCCGAAGAACGTCAACCGCGGCGTTGCCGAGGCGGAAAACACCTTCGCCCGCCTGTATGGCCAGTACGACCCAGCGGCCCAGGCCGCCCGGGCGCTGACCAAGGAGCAAACCCAGCTCGACCTGGCGCTGACCAAGGGCAAGATCACCCAAGAGGAGTACAGCAAGGCGCTGGCCCAGGCTTCGATCAACTACGCCGCCGCCATCAAGGGCGCCAAAGGCTTGACCCAGGCAGAGGAATACCGGGCGCAGCTCCAAAAACAGCTGGACAATGACCGCGCCCAGTACAGCCTGGACGCAGCCAGTGTTGGCATGGGCGACCTGCAAACGCAGCGCATGCAGCAGCGTGTGCAGCTCGAGCAGCAGACCAACGATCGCATCCTGCAACTGCGCACCGAGATGGCGAACGCCACGACGGAGAAGCAGCGCCAGGACCTGCAAGCGCAGATCGACTTGACGAACGAGTTCCTTCCGCAGCAGCTGGCGGCTCTACAGGCTGGATGGACTCAGATGGACCAGGCCATGCTCAACCCGATCAACGGGTGGACGGCTGCGGTGCAGAACTTCGGCAACCAGGCGCGCGACATTGCCGGTCAGACGCAAAGCCTGTTTGCCGGAGCGTTCAATGGCATGACCGACGCCATCTACAACTTTGTCACGACTGGCAAGCTGTCGATGTCGGATTTGGCCGCCACTTTCGCATCCGGCGCCTTGCGCATGTTGATCCAGTGGGGTACCGCTCAGGTGGCAATGGCCGCCCTGAACGCCTTCACATCTACTGCGGCTATTCCAATCGTAGGGCCATTCGCTGCTCCGGCAGCAGCAGCTTCTGCGCTTGGGTCGGCCGGTAGTTTTATGGCAACGATCAACTCTGTCGCAGGTATGGCGCACGACGGGATTGACTCCGTGCCAAAGACTGGCACATGGCTGCTTGAGAAGGGTGAGCGAGTAGTTACCTCGAAAACATCTAGAAAGCTCGACGCAACCCTTAACGCCATTAACTCAAATGAACGGGTCTCGATTGCAGAGGGTTCGCGATCGTCTTCGGCAGCGTCTGGCAGCAATACAGCCGTGACCGCCGTGCCGGCCAAGGTCACCGTCAACCTGATCGAAGACCGGTCCCGTGCCGGCACTGTTGATCAGCGCACCGGTGACGACGGCCAACTGCAGATCGACGCCTTCGTGGCTGACATTTGGGGCGGCGGCGAAAGGGCGCAGGCCATCGAAGCGGCCTACGGGCTGTCGCGCAACCCAACGTAGGTAGATCCCATGACCACCGAAACCGACGAGGCCGACAGCGGGGCGGGCACAACCGCGCCCGAGCCAGTTGTTCCGCCTGACGAGAAAGAGCTCCTGCTGCAAAGGCGGCTCGCCCGCATCGAGGAAGCGCTGGGCCTCAGCCCTCTCACCTAAACGCAAACCTCAGCTGAGGAACGGCAATGATTCAATACCCGGCAGAATTGCCACTCCCGCTGCAGGATGGGTATGGCTTGAGCACGGTCGATCCGATGCAGGCTACGCAGATGGTCACCGGGCGCACGCGGTACCGGGTCAGGCACAGCTACGTCCCGAATGAAGTGAGATTCAACTTCAACTTCAGCGAGGCCGAGGCCGGATTCTTCGAGGCCTGGTATGCGCGAACCCTGAACAACGGCATGGAATGGTTTGAAATGCCGCTGCAGTTGCCGTCCGGGTTCACTACCTACCAGGCGCACTTCAAGGCCATTTACCAGGGCCCTGACCTCACGCAGGTCAGCCGCTGGCGCTATTCGGCGGTGTTGCAGCTCAAACAGCGCCCGATGATCCCTGAAGGCTGGGAGCAGTTCCCGGAGTACTGGTTCAACAAGAACGTCATCGACGTTTCTGCGAACAGGGAGTGGCCTGAAGCATGAGCCTTATCGAGGAGTGCTATGCCTCTGGCCGGGGCGAACTGGTCGATACCATCGAAGCCAGGAAGGAGGGCGGCACCGTCTCCCACCTGTACTGCTCGGGATGGGAGGACCGGGTGTGCACCACCGAGGACGGCCGCACGCTTACCTTCATCGCGATGGCAAT